TCGCAAGGACGACAAGGCGTCCGCACTGACCACCACAATGAGTAGCAAACTCGCACTAGTCCAGGAGGAAACGCGTATTCGCAAACTGACCCCCATAGAGTGCGAACGCCTTCAAGGACTACCGGACAACTACACCGAGGGCATTGCGACGACCAACCGGTATAAGTGTCTTGGGAACGCCTTCAATGTAGAAGTCGTCAAACATATTCTTTCATCAATACATTGATGCTGCCCTATTTGGTCTACCGCACAGCAACAGGAGCATGGAGGCGGTGCCCACGGGCAATAGGTAGGAATGAAACCCTACCCAATAACAATGACCGAGTCCGAATCGCCAATCCAATGGCATACCTCACTGGAAGAATACTTTGCTTCAACGGGGGAGAAGGCGAACTGCCTCGCGTGGTGCCACAAGAAGGCAGAGACCCTCTACTCCAACCGCCGCACCTTCATTGACTTGCCCGTCATCGTCATCAGTGCCGTCACGGGGTTCCTGTCTGCCGGCAGCACCTCACTCTTCAACGACGCCAAGGTCAGTTCCATTGCGTTGGGCGTCGCCTCCCTTTTTGTGTCCGTCCTCAACACCGCGGGGTCCTACTTTGGGTGGGCAAAGCGAGCCGAAGGTCACCGCATCTCCGCCATCCACTACTCCAAACTCTACCGCGCCCTGATGGTGGAGTTGGGTCTGCCACGGGAGGAGAGACAGCACCCCGCGTCCCTGTTGAAGTCAGTGCGGGACCAGTATGACCGACTCCAAGAAGTCAGTCCACTCATCCCAACCGAAGTCATTCGGGAGTTTCAGGTCAAGTTTGAGAAATACAAGGACATCTCCAAGCCCGAGGAAACGAATGGGTTGGAACACATCACTATTTACCTGCCTACTGGTATAAATGCTGGAGGTTCAAATCTCTCCATACGCTCTCCAGGAGGAACGCCTACAGGGCTACAGGTGCTACGTGGGCGGCAGGGCGGTTTCTCGGAAGCCAGTGAACCTGACCATGGCAGTGCGTCAGGCGAAGGCACTTCTAGCGGGGGGCAAGGCACAGGACATCAAATCATACTCCCTGAGCGACAGCGACATGAAGAGGGTAATCCCGACACTCAAAGTAATGTCCTACCCTGAGTTGTTAAAGGCAAAGTCCCTTGACGATGTGCTGGACGAAAAGGGACGCCTGATGCTCCTCTACCTGACGGAGAATCAGAACACAGGACACTGGGTCTGCCTGCTGAAACGCGCCAATGTGGTTGAGTTCTTTGACCCGTATGGCGGGTATGGTCCCGATGGCGAGTCCGAGTGGTTGTCCGAAGACGCCCTAGAGGAGTTCGGTCAGGACACCAATCACCTCTCCAAACTCATCCGCGCCTCGCCCTACAAACTGGTCGTCAACAAGACCCCCTTCCAGAAGGACAAGAACGACAACAACACGTGCGGAAGGCATTGCCTCTGTCGTCTGTATATGAAGCACCTGTCCCTTGCCGAATACACCAAGATGGTGAAGAGTAGCGGGGTGAGTGCGGACGACTTTGTGAGTGGCTTCACCTACAATATGTTGAAGAAATGATTTACCTATTACCAATGAGATGTAAATAATGAATGGACGACCAGTGGAAGATTTGGAAACCAGATTTCGTAAGCACTTCCGAGAAGATGCTGAAACCAAGTGCTGGGTGTGGACTGGGTATGTTCGTCCTGATGGGTATGGAAACTTTTGGATGGGTGGGAAGAGCCCATTCAAACTTGCTCACCGCGTTGCGTGGAAGTTGTGGAGAGGAGAGCCAAACGGATGTATTCTACACACCCCCGTCATCTGCCATAACCGACTCTGTGTGAACCCAGACCATCTACGTCTTGGAACTCGGGAGGACAATAACCGCGACCGCATTCTTGATGGAACCAGCAACAGGGGGAGTCAGCATCCACAAAGCAAGTTGACCGAAGAACAAGCACACCTTATTCGGTCGTCTACTAAAACGGGTATAGACCTCGCCCATGAGTTCAATGTTAGTCAAGGAGCCATAAGTATGATTCGGAGTGGAAAACGGCGAGCGGTTGGGCTTCGTCGGTAAGTCTTTCTTCTTCTCTTGCCTCTCTACAAATGTCATTCACGCAGACTGTCACGACAGGAGTAGAGGGGGAATACGTCTACTACAATGCGACTGTAATCAACAACACAGTTTCAACGGCGCAGTCCTCCGACGACCCGAGGGTCTACTTCCAGGACACCCGCATTACGCCCCTCATCAAGGACACGTCCAAGTATGTGGTCAGCGTAGACAACTTTACCATCAATGGCGGTCAGAAGAACCTTCCCATCTTCATCCCCCAAATCGCAGTGGGCACGGACATCAACAAGACCATTTATACCATCACTTGGTCGTGGACGAATGGGAGCTCAACCCGTATTCAGGCAACTGTCCCCATCACGTGGATTCCTGAGAACCAGGCGCAGTTCACCGTCATCCCCACGACTGCGACCCCAGGGCAGTTGGAAACGAACTACTACTACCTCTACAACTACGACCACTGGGTCAACCTGATGAACAATGCCCTCACGACTGCGTGGAGGGACGTCAAATACTTTGTGACGGTGACGGCGGGTGCGACCTTCGGAACAACCTGCCCCTACTTCACCTACTCGCCCAACACGGGTCTGTTCTCCCTCCACCAGGACGCCCAGTCGGCGTGGTTGCCCAAGGGGACTGTGGCGCAGGGCGATGGTGCTGTCTCCAGCGCCAGCCAGGGAGTCAGTGATGCTCTTGCCCCCTACATTCCTTTCGGTCCCACCACTGCTGCGGGGTATGCGACAAATGAGTTCTCCTTCACGGGTTGGAACACGAACTTGGACTTGCTTCTTTCCAACATGGACACCGTCTACTTTGGAGGCACGTCCACACCTTGGGAACTGGGCAACAACGGGTATAACTACGTCTCCCCGACCTCCACCATCGTCGTCCCCAGTGCTGTGTCGTGGGGTGGCACCACGCAACTCTTCTACCCCGAGAACATCGTCAACGTCATCCCGAGGCAAGACCAGGACAGCAGCAATGTCTGGACGCTGACGGCACCCTACTCCAGCCCAACGACCGCCGCGACCCCCGTCTACATTTCCAACACGCAGGACTTCATCAGCACGGGCAGTGGTTGGAGTCCCATCGCCTCCCTGGTGCTAGTCACCTCCCAAATCCCCATTCGGCTGGAGAGCAACGCCAGTCCCATCGTGCTGGGTGCTTCAAACTCGGGTGGGCAGACGCAGTCCTCGGGGGCGAGCCAGAAGGTTCTGTTGGAGACGCCGATTGATGCCGTCACCGCGGACATTTGGAGGGGGTTCATCCAATACAAGCCCCTCACGCCCATCTACTCCGCCCTTGACCCCTGCCACGATGGACTGACGAACTTGGACGTCGCCTTCTACTGGCGCAACCGCCTGACGAACACCCTCATCCCCCTTGAGAACGTGAATTCTGGTTCGGTTAGTTTCCGTTTAAGGTTCGTCAAGAAGTAAATGAGACCAAAATAGGTAAGGAAAACGAATGGCGGGCGACTATACAATATTACCTCACAAATGGAGGCACGATTTAGGACAAAGTTCGTCATCAACGCCGAGACGGGGTGCTGGGATTGGACTGCTTCCAAGGGCACGAAGGGGTATGGTCAGTTCAGCACAGGCACTCGCGAGACCCAGAAGATTGAAATGGCACACCGAGTTTCTTGGACATTGTTCCGAGGACCCATTCCCGAGGGACTTGTTGTTCGGCACATCTGTCGTCACAAATGCGTCAACCCAGACCACCTTGAACTAGGAACTGTCGCCGAGAATAATAAGGACATGGTTCGGGATGGGACTAGTTGTCGGGGGGCGAGGAACGGACAAACCAAACTCACTGCTGAGCAAGTTCAAGACATTCGTCGCCGAGAGGGTGAGTTTCAATACTCTCTCGCCAAGGAGTTCGGGGTCAGTCAAGCCCTCGTTGGACTTATTCGGAGTGGGAAGAGGTGGAGCCACCTCCCCTCGTAGGTTCGTCGTTTCATCCCGAAATAAACTACCTCGCCATAGACAAACCACTAAATGGCAACCTCCGAGGTCACCAAGTATTCAGTTTACGATCCACGTGTGGTTCAGACCAAGCCGAAGTATGCCGTTGAGAAGGGTGCCCTCAGCATCACGAACGTGTCCTACAACGCCCAGACTGCCAATCAGTCCACCCAGCAGTTCAACGTCATCGTCCCCTCGGAGAACGTGTTCATTGACCGCGCCGTGGATTGGATTAGCGGTGGCGTCCTGTCCATCCCTGTGACGCTGGCTTCAACTGTCGGCACGGCAACGGGCACGGGCACATTCGTCCTGATGACGATGGGTGAGGTCGCCCTCGCCGCCTTCCCCTCCCACCAGTGTGTCGCCCAGATGACGGCGACCATCAACGACGCAACTGTGACGGTCAACACGCAGGACGTGCTGAACCAGGTGCTTCGCCTCCAGGACCTCGCTGCCCACCGCAAGCAGCGCACGTGCCCGACGATGTTGGACAGGTATGCCGTAGAGCAGGGTGTCGGGTATGGTTCCAGCACGGGTGTGTTTCCCAACTCTCCTCTTGCTGGGTTTGGGGAAGCATTTGACTCGGACATTGTGCCGAACGGCGCATGGTCGCAGTTCTACTTCTGTAATGCGGACGGCTCCACAACAGTGAGCGGGACGAACCTGAACGCCGTGGGTCTCCCCATCAATACTGGCTCGGGCACGGCGCAGACTGTCTACATCCGCTGGCAGTCCACGGAGAAACTCCTTCTCCCTCCCTTCATCTTCGGCGATTCCTTTGAGTTGTCCACGGGTCTGTTCGGTGTCCAGAACTTCCAGGTTCAGATGAACATGACCTCCACGCCCTCCCGCGCCATCCGTGTCGCCAACCAGTATATTGGTCGCAGCGTCGGAACCACCACGGTTGCCTCCATCGCCGCCCCCGCGTGGGTGACGGGCATCTCGGGCAGTTATGCGCCCTACCCCATTCAGCCCGCCCTGTCGGTTCAGTTCCTTACGCCCGCGCTGGATGTGCCCCTGCCCCCCAAGTCCATCGTGCCCTACATGGAGTTCCCCCGTTATATTACGACGGGTATGTCCGCCATTGCCACCACGCTGGGGAAGGCACCGACGTCCTCCAAGGGAATCGTCTCGGGTGCGACAGTGCTCCAGAGCAACACCATCACGCTCCCCAACATTCCTGACCTGCTGATGATTTACCTGAAGCCCGCCATCGCGGACGCCACGGTGTGGGGCACGGGCACGGGCACTTCGGGTGTGCCTTACACCAGCGGTCCCACCACGTGGAACTCTACCATCGCTGACTTTACCCTCCCCGTCCAGGGCATTAGCGTCAACTTTGACAACTTCTCAGGTCTGCTTGCCAATCACACGCAATACCAGCTCTACAAGATGTCTATTGAGAATGGTCTTCAGATGTCCTTCCCCGCTTGGTCGGGCGAGACGCGCGATGCCGTGTCCGCCTCCGCCTCTCCCTTTGTCTCCACAGTTGGCGGTCCCCTCGTCCTTCGCCCTGGTCGCGACTTTGCCCTCCAGGCGGGTCAGGCGCCGGGTCTGGTCGGCAACTTCACCCTCCAGTTCAGCATCACGGTCGGCAACCAGTTCTCGTCCGACATCCTCGCGGGTGGCGTCAATCTGTATGTCGTGCCCATCTCCAGTGGTTTCTTTGAGACCATCAAGGGTTCGTCTCGCATCATCAAGGGTGTGCTCACGGAGCAGGACATCCTCTCTGCCCCTCCCCACGCGCCCGAGGAGGACTTGAAGCGCAAGGTCGGCGGCGCCAAGCAGCACAAGCAGCACATGTCCGCGGACTCCATCTATTCATAGACGCGCCGCGCAAACATTCAAAAATAAAAAAACAGAACCCCAAGTAGAGGCGAAGCACCTACCAGAGCAATGCCAGCGCCAAGTTGTTCGGCGAGAACTTGTCATCCTTCCAGTCGCCCTTGATGGCAGAATGGGAGAGATGGAACACCTTCCGCTTCATCTTCGCAATCCCCTTTGGTGCCTCACCTCGCTTCTCCTTGTGCGTCCAAATCAGAAAGTCACCATACCCAACCCGACCGAACTTTACAGTTCGTCCGTCTGGAGTCTGTATTTCTAACTTGTGTGTCCCGTCCTCTGCGAACTTTACACTCTTGGGGTCATACCCTGCCTTCTTTGCCTTTGCCCTTACCGCCCGAAGGTAGGATGCTGGTGAATACTTTACTTCCTTCAACTGAGCCGTAAAGGGTTTCGCACCACCACGCCCCGCAAGGAGGCTCTGCTGACGCAAGTCCGTGTCGTGCTTTGGGTTGCCGTCCAAGAACGAGAAGACGCGCGCTTTTGCCCACTGCTCCTTGCTCAGTTTCTGACTCATGGGCGCAGGACCTTTTTCAAATGTGTCCTTCTTCCTTACACTCTCAGGGTTGGTCTTGTAGGCGCCGATGCCTCGGTTGTAGACTTGCTGGAGCACATCCTCCGAAACACCCGATGCCTCTGCGAGTTCGGGAAGGGACAGCCCAGTCGGGTTGAGTTTCTTCAGCACGTTCTCCCTGTGAGTTCCGCTCCCCGTCAACTTGGACTTCCACATCCGAGGCAGGACATAGTTCGTCACCAGCAACTCCTTCCTGTCCTTGCTCCCAACCGCAGTCGCCTCGGAATGATGTCCCTTGACGACGTAAGGGTAAATGTTGAGACCCTTGAAGAGTTTCCTCAGTCTACGCGAGTCGTTAATCGTCACTAGGAACTTGCCCTTCAAACCCTTCAAGTCCTCTGCGAACGTCTCAAAGGGAAAGGACTCGGACCCTGCGGCATACCCAAGTCCCTTGGACATCTCATAGGGAGGGTCCATAAAGAAGAAGGTGTCTGCCCCATCATACTTGCGAAGCACCTCATCATACCCTACATTGGTAAGGGTTGCGTGGTTCAGTCGCTTCTTATACTCTCCTATGTTCTCCAACTTGTCCTCGTGGGTTGTGGTCTTGGCGACTTCTCCAATGACATACTTGCCTCCAAACCCATTACACCTGCGAATCAACGACTCCAGCACCTTGTCCGCAGCACCCTTTTTCTGTTGTAAGAATGCGTTCTGTGCCGACTCGGTGGTAAGAACCTTGTAGCCGGTAAGAGGTGCCTTTGCGAGACGCTTGTAGTCCGCAATCAGTTTGCTGTCCAAGTCATTCACGACTTCTACTTCACTGGGTTCCTTCTCAAAGAACACCGCACCTCCTCCAAGGAAGGGTTCAACATACGTCTTGTGGGTCGGGAACAGTGAGACCAGTGCCTCGCTGTATTTCCGTTTGCTCCCGGCACGGCAAAAGAAGGGTCTCATTGTAGGTTGGCGATGTTTTACTAGGAGGGAACCAACCCTGTTCCCCCTGAGGGGTCTCCTGAACCATCAACTTACTCCACTTCGCCGCGTGAATGCTTCGTGCCATTGAGAAGTAGGTGCTTTCACTACGCCCGATTGCGGTTTGCGCGGAGACCAATGCGACCCAGTCCGCCATCAAGTCAAGCATCATGTCCCACTTGGTCACCCCCAAACTCTTCAACACTGCGGGGTGGATTTGGTGTGTCCCATTCGCATTCGTGGGGGCAATGCGAAGGATGTTGGACTCGGGGTTGGTCAGACGGGCTTCGGGGATGCCTGCGTGGAACCTCTCCCACAAGTCCCGTTGGTCTGTGACGACATACACCTGCGAGTGCGGGATGCCCGTTGCCTTTACTGCCTCCACTGCCTTCTCGGTATAGTCGCCCTTGTCGGGTCGGTCGGTTCCCCGCAGATGGATTACGACCGAGTTGGGGTCAAAGTCCGCGAGTCTCTTCTTTATACCCTCCACGACGGCAGGTTTGAAGCGCAGGTGCTCGCAGAGCAACCTTACGTCCCACTGCCTCTCGCCCCGCCCATTCGTCACCAGCACATCCCCCTCCACCTTCTCAATCTCAAACTTCATGAACTCGCCAATGTAGGCATCCCCGTGGGTCTCGCCGTGAATATGAACTGCCATCTTCCTCAAATCCCAACACGACGGACGAACGTCCATCCGCCCCGACGCAACGAGTTTCAACACCTGTGTCTTGGTCATCGTCCTGATGCCCACCAACTCAAAGCACGAGTTGAAATCAAACTCCCCAGCACCCCACACCATGTCGTCCCAGTCCACGCACAAGGCGGTGTTGAACTTGAGACAATACCCAATACAATGGGCGAGCACTTGGAGTCGGTCGCACCAACCCTCTATTCCACGGAATACAACAACAGGCATACCTTTACTACTTGTGTATGTTTAATACTCTGCCTTTGGACGACGGCAATATTCACCTACAAAATCACCTACACCTCGGGTTCTTACCTAGTTAGGTAAGGGCACATCTCTCTCTCTCTTTTATTAGGTAAGGGGTGTAGGTGAATGTGATTGTTTTTGAAAAGGTCCCTAGGGCACCCTTTTCCCTTTCATTCTGAAAAGGGGAAGGGGGAGAACCAACCCCTCTTCCAAAACCAATCAACTACCACATTCACCTACAGGTGTTCCAATACCCCAAAAGAAACCCACACCTACTACAAATGCCGTATGTTCCATACAGGACTGTGCGGGACAAGACCAGTCAGAAACTGCGGGGTTCCATCTACGAACTGCCCCGTTCAAATGTGTTCAACCGGAGACTACTGCCTTCCGCAGCCGATGATGGTCTGATTGCCTATGGTTCCTTCTCGTCCACAGTCACCCAACCCGTGACTGCGGGAACGCCACTTGCCCTGACCTACGACACGAAAGACCTTACGACAACGCCAAATGTGACTGCGGTGCTGTCCCCTGCCTCCTCCCAAATCACAGTCTCACTCAACGGCATCTACACTGTCCTGACCTCCATCCAGGTGGACCAGACGACGACACTGAACGACCTTGAGTTCTACGTCTCCATCAACGGAACCGCAGTGCCGAACAGCGGGTCACGACTTGCCATCACTGCCAACATTGAGGACGTCTTTACTGTGGAGTGGATGTTGGAGTTGGTTGCTGGCGACTCTGTGGAGGTGTATTTGTCCTCTGCCTCGGCAGGGTTCCGTGCCCTTGCGATTGCTGCGTCTGCTCCTGTCCCCCTCATCCCGTCGGTCATTACCAACATCAAGCGAATCGCGAACTACAATCCTACTCTAATCATTACAACCACAGGCGCTCCCGTCGTCACAACTAGCGGGGGCAGAACCTACTACCGGTTCACGGGCAATGGTAGTTTCCAGACCAATATACCTGTTTCGGTGAACTACTTGGCATTAGGCGGTGGTGGGGGTGGTGGAGCAAACCTAGGAGGTGGTGGCGGTGCGGGTGGATTACGGCAGGCGACTGCCTATACCCTACCCACTGGACTCTACCCTATTACGATTGGCGATGGTGGGGCGGGTGGTATTTATACCGGTGGAGATGCTACACCTGCCGTAAATGGCAATAATACATCCTTTGCTACTCTCGCTGTTGCTCTAGGTGGAGGCGGCGGTGGTTCGGCAAATGGTTTTCCAAATGGAAGCAACGGAGGTTGTGGAGGTGGAGCCGTTATGTCCACTACACCTGGGGTGGGAAGTCGGGGGTTTGACGGTTCTGGTAGTGGACGTGGAGGGGGTGGTGGTGGGGGTGTCGGTAGTGCTGGAAATAATGTGACAACGGGCGCGGGTGTGGGTGGAGATGGTATAATGTATAACATTGGAAGCAGTGTCCTTCAAATCGGAGGTGGAGGTGGAGGTGGAGCCGAGAATGGACGACTTGGTGGAAGTGGCAGTTATGGTGGTGGAACTGGAGGGGGGACTGCGACAACTGTGACTGCGGGAGAACTAAATAAGGGCGGTGGCGGTGGAGGTTCGTATAACAGCATTTCTGGTCCTTGGGTTGGTGGTAAGGGCGGTTCAGGTGTCTTCATCATCTCCTATGTCGGGTAGAACACACCGCCTTCTTCTCTACCCTTCTAGTAAATGGTGGTGTTGTCTGCCTATGGCTCCTTCTCCTCTACGGCATCTCAACCCGTGACTGCGGGAACGCCACTCGCCCTCCGCTACAACACGAAGGACATCGCAACGACTCCTGGCGTGACGTGTAATATTGCCGGTCCCGACTCCCGAATCTACGTCACCGCCAGCGGAACCTACTGCGTCCTGACCTCCGTCCAAATAGACCAGTTGACGAGCCTCCAAGACGTGGACTTCTACCTCTCCAAGAACGGGACTGCCTTGAATAGCACGAGTCGGCGACTTGCCATCACTGCCAACATTGAGGACGTTCTGACTGTGGAGTGGATGTTGGACTTGGTTGCGGGAGACTATGTTCAGGTCTTCGTGTCCTCTGCGGCGTCAGGGTTCAGTGCCCTTGCGATTCTCGCTGCGCCTCCTGTCCCCGCCATCCCGTCGGTCATTACCAACATCAAGCAAATCGCGCCTGGACTTTCGGTCTACGGCTCCTTCTCCTCGTCAGTCACGCAACCCCTAACGGCGGGAACGGCACTCGCCCTGACCTACAACACACAGAACATCACAACAACCCCAGGGGTGACGTATGCCACCTCTAAAATCACAGTCGCAACCTCGGGCATCTACTCGGTCATCACCTCCATCCAGGCAGACCAAACGACGGCGTTGGCGAACTTCCAGTTCTACGTCTCCATCAACGGAACGGCAGTGCCCAACACCGCGACGAGATTGCGAATCACCAACGCCATAGAAATGGCACCGACAGTGGAGTGGTTGCTCCAGTTGGCGGGAGGCGACTATGTGGAGGTGTATGCCTACTCTGCCTCGGCGGGGTTCCGTGCCCTTGCCATTGTCTCCGCGCCTCCCACCCCGTCGGTGATTACCAACATCAAGCGAATCGCACCCTACACGCCTCCCTTTACGGTTGGGGGTGCTATTCCGGGGGTGGACTATACCATCACGCAGGGTGTGGGTCGGGTGTTCTACAACTTCAAGACGACGGGCAAGGCAATGACGATTACCAACACGGCATCCCTGAATGTGGACTACGTGGCGATTGGCGGTGGAGGGGGTGGTGGGTATGACGCTGCGGGTGGTGGAGGGGCGGGTGGACTACGACAGGCAATTGGGTATTCCTTACCTGCTGGAACACGGACGATTACTGTCGGCGATGGTGGAGTGGGAGGGGTCACCTCAAGTAGAAATGGTGGGACTGGGAACAATACTACATTCGGAACAATCGCAACCGCGTTAGGTGGTGGGAGTGGAGGACAGGGAGTCAGTGGACCAGGTGGTGCTGGCGGTTGTGGTGGTGGTGCCGGATGGAACAATACCACTATTGGAATAGGAAGTCAGGGTCAAAACGGCGGAAGCGGATTATATGCTGGTGCGAACCTTGGTGGTGGTGGAGGAGGCGGTGTTGCGACTGTCGGTGGAAACGGAACCCCTTCAGGTGGTGGGAGTGGAGGTGGCGGAATAAACTATAACAATGGTGCTGTTCTTCAACTCGGCGGTGGGGGCGGTGGCGGTGGGCAGGGTGCCGCTGGTGGAGCAGCGACTTTTGGTGGAGGTGCGGGTGGTGGTAATACTGGTAGTTTGACTGGAGCAAATGGCGGAATCAATACAGGTGGAGGCGGAGGTGGAGGAACGAATAGTCAAAATGGTGGGGCAGGCGGCAGTGGCATCTTCATCATCTCCTACCCGGTTCTTCCTGAGTTCTACCAGGTGACGCCCGCCAACTGGACGGACAGTTGGTCGCCCTACCTGAATGCTCTCGTCAACGCCAACTCGGGCGCGACTGTGACTGCGACGGCGGGAACCAACATGGGTGCGAGTTTGCCGGGTTCGTTTGCTTGGATTGGAGGTGTTCTTGCCCAGAATGGTAAGATTTACTGCGTGCCACATAATGCGACCAGCATCCTAGAGATTAACCCACTGGCGGGAACTGCGACAAACTTTGGGTCGTTTGGTGGAAGCGCTAAATGGTATGGTGGTGTCCTTGCTCCCAATGGTAAGATTTACTGCGTGCCCTATACTGCGACGAGCATCCTAGTCATTGACCCTACTACGACCACTCCAACCGCGACTACCTTCGGAACAGTTGTTGCTGGTAGTAATAAATGGTGTGGTGCTGTTCTTGCTCCGAATGGTAAGATTTACTTTGTGCCTCGCAATGAAACTC